ATGTGGATAAATAATCAAGAGGACAACTCAAATATTTATTATTGGCCGTCAAAATACCCAACACATTCTTACGAATGGAAGGAAACTGAACAGAGTTGTATATGCGCTGTTCAGCTTGCGTAATAAAGACAGGCAAATTAGCTATGAAAGTAGTTTCATAGTTTTGAGTGTAGTCCTCAATTGCCGTCTTTAATTGCGTATAGTTCATTCCGTACCTTTAGGCCATTGGCCCTCTTGACATCACACCTTTGGTTGCAGCACCTGTTCCACGCATCTTAATACCAGATGTTTTTGTGGGAGGATAATCATTGCTGTGTGAGTTGGCCACAGACACGTTAGCATTCCTAAGATACTCTTTGTTATTGCTAACGCCCGCCTCGAACTTCAAAGGCTTGCCTGTGCTTGTGTGTGGGGCAGCGTAGACCGCAGCGCTGCCTACTTCTTTACCGTCTTCTTTTTGACTAAATCTAGGCATTATCGACCCCTTCCGGTATTTTTTTGGTTGGCAACACGAGCCATATTGCGACCCATTGTCATCATTGCTTTGCTTGTAACACCACCAGCGGCAAGCTTGAGTTTAGTACCCTTACCACCTTTGTGCTCTTGCATGTCATGCTGTTTAAAAGCCTTCTTGATGAGGGCTTTGTCTTGTTTCATGTCTTCTTTGTCCATCATTAACTCCTACGTTGTAACTATCGTAACTGTACCAACTTGCACCTCTGGCATCAAGTAGTTTGGCGTTAAAGTCGAATCAAATTGACTTGCTCCACCCACAGGGTTCCAGCCCCATTGAAATACTCTACTGCCTTCACCTTGATAGCCATCTGCCAACAAGCCAGACGCCACATAACTCAAATCTGGTCTTGGATTCCTGACCGCCTGTGGATCATCAACTGGATACATACCCAATTGCAACTGAGGCTGATCTGGATCCCAACACTGAGGACACACCAAGAGATTGTAAACCTTTGTCTTGATAATCTCTCTTTTAAGTTCCTTTAACTTATAACGAAAGCCGCATCGATCACACTCCGCAATCGCATTCTTGCCGGAGGAAAACTTATTGCCCATTAAGAGCCACCACCGATGTACATCTGTCTAGGCACAAACCTGACAGCCGCTTTCTCTTGATCCTCCTGCGCCGCATTGTTCCAAGCCTCGTCATACTGAGACTTTAGAACCGTCAAACGCTCCAAACCATTCGGTACTTTAAGCGCAATGTAGTACGCCAAGCCAGCGGCTAGACAAGGAATGAACCTGAACGGCACATCCATCGTATTTACACCGTTGCCAGCGTCTTGTAGGCGACGCATACGCCAATAAACCAACTGGTAGGACTGTGACCCATCAGGAGTTGGCCAAACGGTTACGCTTTGCTTCTGAGAGTAGTAGATCAAGTCGCCAACACTATGAGCTGCTGCCGTCGTGTTGCTTTGACCACGTACACAATTTAAAAGATATGCTGGGCTTGTGGCTGTAGCCGCTTGATACTCGTTAAAACCAATCAATTCAGTACCAATTTTGACAAAACCCGCGTTGGGTACGTTTACCAGCGATGTAATTGGGATAGAAGTCGTTGTTGTGGTGATTGCCGCTTGCAAAGTGCCGGGCAAAAGGGAATCTTGGGCAGATAAACGCTGAATCCATATTTGAATGGGGCGTCCTTGCGTTAATTTGTTGGGGATTGTGGCGTAAGTAGAAACGCTGATACGCGTAATGGTCAAATCTGCCTGATTGCTGGTGTTGTTTGCGTTGGTTCTGATGACATGTTCCAGCAAATCCACTGTATCGTCGGGTAAAGCATAGGTTGGCTGGCCTTGAACAAGCGGAATCATGTCTTGCTCAAACGTCCACATGTTGACGCCGCGGTTTGCCCAATCAGCAAACATCAAATTCATCGAACGGCGGGCAGTTCTAAGGTCATAACCCGTACGCATTTCAGAACCAGCACGCTCAAATGCCTCTTCCACCATCTCAGAAAGGTCAAGATTGAAAGCAGAGACGCTTGAAGTGGTCATTATCTAAATCCTGCCGTTTTCTTTGCAATTGTTTTAGGTTGCGCTACAAATTGTTTTCCTGCTGCTTTCCCCGCACGCTTTGCACGGGTAGTTGCCGCATACTCTGCTGGTGATAAAGACTTAATAGCCGCAGATGGAAGGTACCTCTCACCTGTTTTACTAGACGGTTTTCCACTCTTGGTACGCCACTTCTGGTCGCCCCAATCCTTAAGAGATTGTTGCGGTGCTTTCAATCTCTATATCCTCCACCTGCTGCTTTGTATTTTTTAGCTACAAGCTGCGCTTTTCTTGCGCTCCACTGGCCTGCACCTGTACCTTGTGTAGCAGCGGCTTTTACTTGAGACACAATCCGCTTACGCAGACTTGGTTTGGTGTAATTACCTGCCGCATTCACTTTGCCGCCTTCAGCATACTGTTTGAAATCAGTGTCGTCCCGCCGAGCTTTTTTGACGCCCTTGGGCATTTTGGAAGGGAGAATATCTCCCATACCGCGTGAGGCCATCATGGTTTAACAGGCTTTGCCGCCCATGTTCATCTTCTTGGTCATGCCACCCTTTTTCATACCTAAAGGAGTGCTACCAGACATTTTAATCATGGTGCCTTTGGTTTTGCCTTTAGTAGCAACACCGTCTTTGCTAGGAGCCGCAGTCTTTACTGAGCCCATTTTGGCTTCGGTGATTCCGCCGCCTGCCATTTTACTCATGCCTTTTTTCTTAGCCATCATTGCCATGAAGCCGGGGTTCATTTTTGAAGCCATAGTATCACCACCTTTTGAGAATTTTTTGCCTTTATCGGCGTTGCTGAAATCTTGTCCCACGGATTGTGGAACTCCTACCTTCTTTGCAAAAGCTTTGTTATGTGCGATTGCTTCCATAAAATTGTGTTGTTTCTTGCTAGTGCTAGGCATTGGGCTTTCTCCAAGCCTTGACCGTATCGGTTTCCCATATACGCAAGCACAGCCAAACAATAGTCAACAAACCACCAACAAGCCCCACAACAGGGGGAAACCATTCCATAAAACCGCCTAGTCCTACAACTACTGCGGCTCCATCGGTCATTACTTTTACATCATGGTTGTCCATTTAGCACTTCCATGCCCGCAGGCTTTTGTTGATCCTTGAATTTGGATCATTTGCAGTTTTGGGGGATGTCAGTTTTGCTTTCATCCCTGACATTCTCGCGCAGAAAGACTTCTTCCTTGATCCGCCCTCGGGTTGGGGAGGTTTTAAATTCATCCCCTCCTTCTTTGCGGATGCTCGACCCTTGGCGTTTAAGCCGCCTTTCGGATTCTTCCCTTCTTTGCGTTGCCATGCTGGTGACTTAGCCATAGAACACCGTTGCGGCAATGTTGGTTGGAACGCCACAATAGATGCCGTCGTTAGCCAAAATACCTTCACCGGGAATCAGTACATTAACAGGCACACTGTTAGTAATATCAACTTCCATTAACATAGTAGCGTATACGCTCACGTTGCCAGAGTTGCTACTACTAGCTACTGCTACGGTAAAAGCAGTTGCGCTTGTGACTGTTATTGTATAAGCCCCAGTTGCGTTTCCGCCAGAAGTAAATACCAACAATACCCTAGCGCCTGTTAAAAGCCCATGCCCAGCAGATACAGTCACCGTACAAGTTGTAGTAGAAGTCGTATACGTCCCAGACAACGCAACATTACTTGTAAAAGCAACATTAGCAGGAGTACCAGATTGCGTATTTGACACTACAGCACCTTTAAGACGGGTACGTCCAGCAAAAACCAAGCCAGAAGTACCCACCATAATATGCGTGGACTTTACGTCAGTTTGCATTCCCATAGGATGCTCCTAATTAGTTCTGTGTGGCAGAAGGTGACTGTGAGCCATTAGAATTTGCAACAGCATACTCAATAGTGTATTGAACCGTACCAACAGTTACGTTAGCAACAGTAGGACGTACAGTAGCAATCACAATAACGTCTGTAGCTCCAACGCCAGCACCATTAGGAGAAGCGGTAGTAGCAGCGCCACACCAATTACCCAGCTTAGCAGCCGCGCCAGTATTGGCTAAACGACCTTGGGTTGTAATGTCTGTAGAAGCCCAATACAAAGCTGTTGAACCTGTAATGCCCAAAGACATGTTTGCGGCAGTAGATCCAGTAAAAGCAACCAATGTATCAATATAGATATTGACAATTTGTGAGCCTGCTGGGATTGTAAATAGTGTTGTTGTTGTATCGGCGGTATAAACAGCGCCATCATAAACAACTTTTTTAGTTTGCGTTACTACTGTAGTACCAGTATTTTGAATCAAACCAGCGGTTGTACCAGTAGTATTCTTGACAGTGCCCAATAACCAAGGGCCTAGGTGAGTTGCGAATCCCATGAGGATCTCCTTACATACAAGTTAAGTGTATCAATTGGTATGTCATCAGCCGGGACTGTTTGATACACCGGAAAGCCCGGAATAGTTATAATATACACGGCTTTTAAAATTTGTCAAGGATATTTATGCCATACAAAGACCCGGCTGTAGCAAAAGCCAAGCACAAAGAATATTCTAAAAAACATTACGAAAAACGTAAAGCCGAAGGCAATAATAAGGTAAAGAAATCCAACCAAGATAAAAAGAAATTATGGCGAGAGTTCAAAGATAGTGTGTCTTGTTCCAAATGCGGTTTTAAACACCCCGCCGCAATGGACTTCCATCACGTTGACCCAGCAACAAAAATAAAAGGTGTCCACGAATGGGCGCGTAAAGGGTCTTATAAAAAAGCATTTGAAGAAGTCAAAAAGTGTGTTGTGCTTTGTTCCAACTGTCACCGTATCCTGCACTACGATTTACACAAAGCCAAAAAGAAAAAGGAGGCCGAAGCCTCCTTGGATCACTCTTCTTCAGCTTCGTCTTCAGACTCTTCGTCCTCGTACTCAACCCACTCTTCGTTCTCGTCATCAAACCAAAACCAAGCTTCAAGTTCTGTGTCAAATGTCCAAGCGTAGCCTTCTTCATCAAATTCGATGTCGTCAATGTCAACGCCGCCAATCTCATCTACCTCTTCCCCCTCTTCCCCCTCTTCCCCCTCTTCCCCCTCTTCCCCCTCGTCATCTGCCTCATCGCTAATCTCAATGTTTGAGTTATAAATGTTAAGCAATCTAGTGATTGCGGCTAAATTTGAGGACGTAAAGCTAATCATTGTGTCATTAATGTCAGATTCAATACTAAATGTAAACATGTTTTGCTCCAAAAGTTAATTAAAATTTCATGCAGTTTTGTGGCTGCAATTCAATCTTACTGAAGATTTGTGACAAATCAAGACATAAAAAAGGGGGCCGAAGCCCCCTAATCTTAGTACTATATTACTAATTAAGCTGAACCGGGTGAACCCCAGATTCCCAATGGGTCAGACCAACCAAAGGAATAACGCTCACGAGCCTTGTAACGTACGTTACCAGTATCGAAGTCGCCGTCCATTGAATTGACAAGAGCCATACGCTCAAAGTGCTTCAAGCCGTTAGGTACGTCAGTTGTCAAATACCAACCGTTGCTATCGGTCAAGAAGTGATTAACTGTGTAGCCTTCAGGGATTGCACCCATTTGTTTAATGGCGTTGATGTCATTGTCAGTAGTGCCGACGCGGAGTTCGGTATCTAACAGACGTTTTGCAACGAACATTAAAGCTGGGGGAACAATCAACTTACGGGGTTTAGCGGCAATCAAAAGACCGCGCTCGTCCGTCCAAGCAGCGATTTGAATAACGGCGGCTTCCAAAGAAGTCTCGTTCAAATCAACGCCAGTAGATGCAGTATTGCTATTTGTCGAACCGTTCACCAATGGGTGCGCAGTAGAGAACAAAGCAACACCATCACCACCGGGGTAAGCATTACTGAATCCGTTGTTGACAACAGAAGCAGCTTTAACTTGCTTGGTGTACGCCATAGCACGGGCCAAAGCTTTGGTATAACGTGCAGACAATGAGTCATACAAGTTATCTTCCACAGCTTCTTCAGTGATGGAGAAGCCTAAAGCGATAGTCTCGTGGTTGTAGCGTGCGGTAAATGCCTCTTGTGCATTATCGTACTGGATTGCTGAGCCCTCGTTCTTGACTGGAGCAGCGGAGAAACCAGCAAGCTTGGTTTCTTCTTCAAAGCTACGCTCAGATTTCTCTGTTTCGTAAAACTCTTTATGCTCTTCGCCGTAACGTGCATACTCTAAACCGAACAATGCGTTCAAGCCGGGGAGCAGCTCTTTCAATAGTTGTGCGCGGGAAATAGCCATGATTTAAGCTCCTTATACAGCAGTTGCTGTGTAGTACTGATGTGAGCCAAAATTAATTTTGACAAGCACTTCGGGGTACTGGGTGAAAACAAGTGTTGCGGCTGTCGTAAACGCTGTTTGAGGCGCAGTATTAAGCACAACGGTGGTAGCACCAGCAGCGGCGGCAGTTGCGACAAAAGAACCAGAGCCAATCAATTGACCGTTAGCGGCAATTGAAGCAACATCAGTTCCTAGGGGCAGTGCGGCAGCACTAGATGAAGTCAAGGTCAAAGTGGCTGTGGACGTTGAAGACCAAACCGCTGTACCTAACGCTACTTGTGTATCACGAACAACGTCAACAACACGCAAGCCAAAACCGCTAGTTGTTAAAGTTGAAGAATACAAGGCTGCTACGGCTGAATCACCTGTATTGGTATTACCAGCGTTTTGAATCAAACCTAAGTTTTGACCCACAACAGCAATGCTTCCAGAAGCGATCACAGTAGTTGCTGAACAAATAACTACCTTGAAAACAGTATCAGGATCATCACAAATAACAGCCATTGCATCACCAGCTAAGGTGCTTGCGGGCCAGTATTGAGAAAACTGCTTCTGTTTTGTTAATGGGTTTGTAAAAGAACAACCCAAGAAAACACCAGTCAAACCAGCAGCACTTGAGTCTGTGGTAGATGTGTTTTTAACAATTGAGCCACGAATAATATTAACCATGTCGCCATAGAAAATATTAGTAGCGTAGCCGTACTGAATAGGTAATTGACGGGTAGAACCCGAAAACACCTGTCCGCCAAGCAAGTTGACGGGTTTTAGCCCGTAAGGGGCTGCGACAACGGGATAAGCCATTTAAGGACTCCTTAATTTATTTAGAACCAGAACCAAACCCAGCTCCGCGACTGACTGTCGACTTGCGGTCGGAGAACAGTGGCATCCTTGGATCATTGTTTCGCATAAAGTGATTGTCAACTGAGTCCATCTGATCTTGCGCTTGTTTGTTGAAGTAATCATCACGGGCTTTGGCTTGTTCAGCGGGTTGCTTACAAAGCATTAATCCACCAATCTCCACATTACCTGTCTTTTCATTCGCCTCAAGCATAAGCTCTGGATGGTCTACTGCCTTCACTGGCACCCATCCATCGCGCATCTTACGAGACACGTTGGTTGGATCGGCTTGTCCCATGATATGCGTCGCTATCCAGCGATAGACATATCCGGGTTCCGGTGTTGGATCGGGCAGTGTGCTCGATGGTGTATACACGTAACGAGCGGTTTTTTCGCGTGAAGCGATATCACGATTTTGTCTGTTATCAGCCATTTTGAGCCTCCAATTTAGCTACTTGTGCAGCGTATTGCTGCGGGGTTAATCCAAACTTCTTTGCCAGCGCAACTTGCGTAGTAGTAAGTTTGACTTTTCCTGCGGACGTAGAACGACCAGCAGGCGCAACAACAGTTGAGGGCCTTCTATTGGCATCACCAGATTTTCTGTCATTAGAACCACCGAATACTTCAGGGAACTTTGACTTTATGCGAGCATCAATTTGCTCGAAATACTCATCATTGCGTGGGTCTATGCCCCCGTTGACTAGTTTTTGATGCAGTCCTAGTGCGTAACTGGTAATTTCTTCAAACCCCGATGCACCAAACCACTGGTTTTTTGCCTGCCAGCGCAGTGACTTTTCGTCTGGTTGAACCTTTTCAGGTTGGGTATACTGCGTTTGTACCTCATTCCTTTCCTCTTGTAAAGGGGGAACACGATAATTTTTTACAGTCTCTAGTTGCATTTTAGCATCAGTCAGTGCTTCTTGCGCAGCAATGATAGCGTCTGTGTCAAATGCCTCTTGTGCTTCCTTATACTGTTTGCGAGCCAACGTAAGGTTTGCCTCCGCCTTTTCCTTAGCGGAATGGACAAACGCTTCCTGCCCCACGTTAACGCTCTTTTTGAGACTTTTATTCTCGTATATCAGTTGTTGTGCAAGACGCTCAAGTTCTTGTCGCTCACGTTCTACTGAGTCTGCCCTACGGCGTTCATCATGTCTAGCGTGTGTTAACTCTTTGATACGTTTCTTAACGCCATCTGAGTAACTGTCGAGTTCGTCATCGCTTGGATCATCCACTTCCCTGTTTAAAGGCTGGCGACCGCGATCACGTTCAGGGGTGTCATCAACAATCTCAATGTCAACTTCACCTTCTTCAATTTCGATTTCTATTTTTTTATCATCAATTTCATCGGGAAACTTAAATTTATCGTCCATGATTTTTCCTTACGCGCGGGTAATCCCACGAGGGTCTTGCACAACACATTCAACTTGGTCATCATTGATTACTCTGAATTCCTTGCCAAATATCTTCAATCGCGTACCTGTATACGTACGTACCACCACAAAATCTCCCTGTTTGCACCAAGGCCCACTAGGAAATTTAGCCGTGTCTTTGTATGCATCCGGGCCTAAAGCCATTACAAATAAAGTGGTTGTACCCATCTGTTCTTGTTTGGCATAGTCCAAAGGACGCACTAAATCTAAATCTGTACCATCCAACTTGTTAGAGATGTCAGGCACAACGCAGAGTATTTTGTACCCTGTAGGAACAGGCAAAGCTGTTGCTCTATCTTCCAACGGTATGCTTTCATCCGGCATATCGATTGGTTGAATCTGTTCAGGCAGGCTCACGCCCGGGGGGAGTATTAAATCACTCATTGGCTTTTTCAACTTTCTCAAGCAGGTCAAGGATATAACGCTCTGCGATGGCTAGACCCGAAATAACACCACAGAGTTTTTGGTATTCATCAAAAGTGCGACATTGGCCGCCAGCGATATCATCGCAATAGTTGTTCATGTCGGTGCGTATTTGTTCGCGCAATACGCGTGCGAAGTCTTGTATCATTTAGGTGGGGTTTCCTTTGTTTGCCGCGTGTTTGCAGCGTGTTGAAGCGCAGCCGTCCTTGCTTGTAAGTCCATCTGTGCTCTATTCTTGGCAATGTCGGCGCCCATTTGTACACCAACGCGTTCTTGTTCAGCTTGGGCTTTGGATTGGCTTTCTTTGATTTGCGCGCCAACACGTAGGGCATCCAACTCCAACTGACCTTGAACTCTTTGTTCTTCCAGCTTTTGTTTGTCTGCGTCTCTTGCCAAATCTCCAGTAATCTTGATACCTTTGAGTTCGACTTCCTTCTGACGAATAGCCAACTCTTGTTGCTGCATTTGCACCAAAGGATCCTGCATCTGTTGCTGAGCTCGCTGTTGTGCCGCTTGTGCCTGATCTTGTTGAAGAACTTGGTTGGCCGCTTGCGCCATCATGGAAGACAAAGCCAACTCCAACTGGGGCGAAAGCTTCTCGTCTTCGGGAGGCATGGGCATACCCAACTGTTGCTCCACTTTCTGCCTGTACATATATCCAGCATGTTCAGCCATATGCGCTTGTACCGCAGCCATCATCTGCTGCGCCATTGGGTTTTGTCCAATTACTTGCATGATTGCGGGGTTCTGCATCATGGACATGTGCACGCTGATATGCGCTTGGTGGTCTTGGTACATAAACGCTTTTAGGGGTTTACCCTTAAGAGCTTGCATATTCTCAGACACGGGATCTGTTGGCTTTTGGTCATCAGGCAAGGGCACAAGCTTTTCAGCATTTTTAATACCCAACACGTCCAACATCGATCTGTGCAACTGCGGCAAGTCATAAATTTGAGGTGCCATTTGCGCCATTTGGATCACGGCCTGATACTGCACCACGCGTTGACTCATTGTTGCGGCATTTGGATCGCTTACAGGAATGACGTCCACCAAGTCGTAATCTTCCTTCTTGGCTTTCTTTGAACCGTACTCAGGCTCATACGTGTAGGAAGTGTCCGTGTAATCCCTAATCAAGTTTTTGATGAGTTTCAACTCTTGCTTTAAGGCAAAATGCACACGCGCTTGGACTGCGGTCAATACTTTAAGCTGGCGTTCGAGAAGAGCAAGCGTTGTTCCCACAGGTGCTTGGCTAGACATGTCACTGATGTTCATATCCGCTGTTGCAGCAAAACGACGCCCTTCATCAACAATTTGGTTCATCAAATTGAACAGTACGTTGCTAGGCTCTTTGTAAGGTAACGGTAAGATTGAATCTCTAATGTTGCCAGAGGCAACGTCTACGTCTCGGAACTCGCCCGGAGCAATTGGTGTGTCATCACCCTTGATGCGTAGTCCTCTGGACTTAAGGCCTCCCGGTAAATTGGATAAAGTTCCCGCGTCCACCAGTTGTCGCATGATGCTTGTGGCGGATTTGGCAAAACCCCCGATGAGATGGAATAAACCAAACCCGTACGCGCCAAAGCCGGGGATGTATTGGTAGTGGACAAAGTGTTGTCGCTTGAGTTTAAGGTCGTCGCCTTCTTCCCAGTTCCGTCTAATGGATAAGATTTCATTGCTTCCTTTTATTAGGGTTACTACGTAGGGCAAGCCAATACCCGTTTCTTCTCCGTCTTCGTCTACATCTTTGTAGCCTTCCAAGTCCAAATCAACGTGGCACTCATACAAAGTGTAGCGATCATCATTCAAGTCACTAAAGCCAGTCTCTTTGTCCTTGGCTTGCTTGATGTCATTTCTTTCTTTGCTAGGTTCTGCTAACTCTACGTCAAGATAAAACCCAGCGTTTTGGAGTTTAA